AAACGGAGAAGAAGATTGACATTGTGTTCTCGCCTACCCAAATCAAGAACTACAACAACAACCAAAAGAACTTTGTGTTGAGTTATGTGGAATCTGAGAAGGATGGTGATTTGCGTATAATGTATTATGGTGGTTTGCAATCCGATGTGTATTGGGATTTGTTGTTGTTTTCATATATGGATTCCATCGTTTATCCGCAAACCAAATTGCCGATGACGATTCACTACGATTCAGTTACTGCACCGACCTTTGACATTCTATTTGGTATGCCGAAAGAATTGGGTGTTGGTGCTGGTTATCAATACGGCAACTTCAACCTTGTCACAAATTTCTATTATCGTTTCATCACGGAGATCACCAATAAGAACTCTAAAATTGTACGAGCTTATTTCAGAATTACGCCATCGGATTGGTTCAACTTGCGATTCAACAACTTGTATTTCTTTGAAGGTCAGTACTGGAGATTGAACAAGGTCAGCGATTACAATCCCGTTGAAGAAGGTGTTTATGAGTGCGAATTTCTTTTGGCTCAGTTCATCCCACCGGCAACACAAACCATCAAAGTGGTGGGTGCTGGAACGGCTGGAGGTGAGCAAGTAGAAACCTATGGTGATTTGTATCCAGCAGGTAACTTTCCATTCAAACCGGGCATCAAAGGCATCAGCGTTGGCACAAGTCAGAGTGATGGAAGTGGTGTGTTTGTGGGAACGGGAATTGTCCAATCTCCAATCAACATCAACAACTCAGGACTTGGAGTGATTGACACCGTCTTTGGGGTGGGCGTTGATGGAAGTGTGGCACTTGTCTGCAATGACTTTGAAGTCACCAAATCTGATACACTCTATGTTGGCAACTTTGAGATGTATCCAAACTATTTGAGTGGTGGTGCAGTTACAACCGTATCAGCAAACTACTCGGCAACAAAATATGATTGGTTAATTATAGCATCAACAACTGCCGGGAATTTTACCATCACTCTACCCGATCCAACTGGACTAAGTGGCAAAACTTGGATTATCAAAAAGCCATTAGCCGGACATCAAGTGACCATTGACACGGCAACTGCTGCTCAAATAGACGGCAGCGACACGCACACACAAACAGCACATCATTCATACGATGTCATCACTACTGATGGCGTTCAATTTTACATAATAGCAGAAGGACACTAATGGCACTAAACGCAACGATTGACTTAACCGTCAAAAAACCTGACTTCAAATCAATGAAGGCAGAGATAAAAGAACTAACAGTCGCAGCTCAACAAGCGGTGATGCAGTTCGGAGAGTTCTCACCTGAAGCACGGAAGGCAGAAGCTACACTTGCATCGGCTCGTGATAGGATGGAGGATTTCAATGATCGTGTGAAAGCGGTCAATCCCGACAAGTTTGCACAATTGAACACAGTTGTTTCAGGTGTTGCAAACGGATTCCAAGCGGCACAAGGTGCAATGGCGTTGTTCGGCAATGAATCAAAGGACTTTGAAAAGACGATGATTAAGTTGCAAGGTGCAATGGCATTGACACAAGGTCTTGAGGGATTAGGGAAAGTTCAACAACAATTTCGTGCAATTTTTACAAGCATTGCTGTTGGTGCAAAGAAAGCATTTGCAGCAATCAGAGCTGGTATTGGATCAACAGGTATCGGATTGATTCTTGTTGCTCTTGGTGCAATCGTTGCTTATTGGGATGAAATTAAAGAGGCGGTGACTGGTGTAGATTCAGAGCAAAAGAAACTTTTGGCAGATGCAAAAGCACAAGAGAAAGTTGAACAAGGCAAACTGGATACGCTAAACGCCCAAGATAATCTTCTAAAACTTCAAGGATTAACCGAAGAAGAAATACTCAAATTAAAAATCCAGCAAACGAGTGCGGTCATCACCCAACTTGAGGCACAATTAGCCGCCCAAGAAACGATGAAACAAGCTCAGATGGATGCTGCTCAAAGAAACCAAGATATCCTTAAAGGAGTAATTGAGTTCTTGACATTTCCTCTTACAATGTTGCTCAAGACAATTGACAATGTTGGAAAAGCATTGGGACAAGATTTCGGATTGCAAGATGCATTTAGTGGCACTTTGGCAAAAATGGTGTTTGATCCAAAGTCAGTAGAAAAGGAAGCAGATGCGGCAATTGCTGAAACAAAAAAACAACTTAACACACTCAAGAACACAAACGCTGGATATCAACTTTCAATTAACGCCATCCACACAAAAGCCAAAGAGGACAAAAAGAAGAATGATGATGATGCTGCTCAAAAGGAATTAGACCGATTGGCACAATTGGAGGAGGACAAAAAGAAAATGACCAACGATGCTTTGGCAGCAGAAGCATCGGCACGAGATGCGGCAAGACAAAAAGAACTGGCATTGTTGACTGATGAAGGAGAGAGAATTCAGCAAGAATATAGCAACAAATTAGCAGCACTTCAAGACGCAAAAGCAGCAGAGTTAAAAGCGGTCGGTGATAATGCAGCGGCAATTGCTGCCATTGATCAAAAGTATAAGGACTTGGAAGTCGTTGCAACTGCGGAAGTGGATGCAGCAGAACTAAAACTTGCAGAAGAAACGGCAGCAAAGCGAAAAGAAATACTGGATAAAGAAACGGCAGACAAGGCAGATGCCGCAGCCAAAGCACTTGCAGCAGATGAGGCAATGAAGAAATCAAAGCAAGATTTGTTTGATGCATCGGTAGGTTTGGCAAACGCAATCATCGGACTTGCTGGTGAGCAATCAAAGGTGGGCAAGGTACTGGCGTTGTCTACAATCGCAGCGGATACGGCAATGAGTATCTCAAACGCTATGACTACTACAACATCACCATCACCGGACAATGTCGCAACGGGTGGTATTGCTGGTATTGCAAAATATGTGGCACTTGCGGCAATGATTCTCAACAACGCAAAGAGAGCAAGGGATATCCTCAAAGGCGGTCAGCCGTCAGCACCATCAGGTGCAGGACAAATGAGTGGCGGTGGAATGCCACAAATGTCAGCACCGAAAGTAAGTTCAACACTTCCAACAGTAACCGGATTTGATACCAAAGTATTTGTGACTGAAGGTGACATCCGCAGAACAAGTGATCGTGTGGATTCCACCAAAAAAGTATCCGTTGTAAAATAACGCTATTTAGAGATGATGAAGTTACCAGTATACCGATTAGACATAAATGAGTTTGACGAGGAAACGGGCGTTGAGTTTGTTTCTTTGGTTGAAACTCCAGCCATACAAAAGGACTTTCTTGCATTTGCAGAAATCACCCAAAGGTTTGAAATCAAGGACGAAGAGAAACGCATCGTGACGGGTGCAGCAATGATTGCTGATCTACCCATCTATCGCAGAGATGACATTCGTGGTGAGTACTATGTGGTGTTTGACAAGGAATCTATCTTTAAGATTGCAAAGAAGTGGGCAAGAGGCAACAAGTATGATGCGGTGAACACACACCACAAAACACCGATTGCCGATGGCGTGAGCTTGTTTGAATCATACATTATAGATCGTGAACGGGGCGTGATGCCACCAAAGGGATTTGAAGAGGTTGCCGATGGTTCTTGGTTTGTTTCATACCTAATCGACAACGATGAAGTGTGGTCAAAAGTCAAGTCAGGCGAGTTCAAAGGATTCTCAGTTGAGGGTGTTTTTGACTTTCCAGTTGATGCTGATGAACAACTCCTGGAGCAAATGAAATCAATCCTTTCCCAATGGAATGGCAAGTAAAATTGCAACACTTACAACTAAAAACTAATTAATATACAAATGAACGCAAAAGAAACACTCAAGGAAATCCGCACAATGCTTGGATTCTCTGACGAAGAAATCAAAGTCGATATGGCAACCGCCACATTGACTGATGGTACTGTAATCACTTACGAAGGCGAATTGGCAATCGGTACTGCCATCTTCGTTCAAACTGCTGAGGGTGATATCCCAGCACCTGATGCAACCCACGAGGTTGAAGGTGGATTGTTGGTGACAACCGTTGGTGGTTTAGTTACTGAAATCGTTGAACCTGAAGTTGAGATTGAAGTTGAAGCCGAAGAGTTCGCAACCGTATCTGCATTCAACGAAGTAGTTGCCAAGATGGAAACTGCAATCGCTGAATTGACTGCCAAAGTTGCAACATTGACTGCATCAAACAACACACACAAAGAAGCAATGAGCAAAGCAATCGACTTGATCGAGAAAGTTGCTGACTTGCCTTCAGAAGAACCAACCAAAACTCCCGTTTCAAACAAGAAGAATGATCAGTTTGAAGCATTGAAAAGATTAAAAAACTCACTAAATAAATAAACTAAAACTATGGCATTTTCAGTCGGATCTCTCGTTAATTACAACAACGAACAGTCAACAGACTTGTTGGTTAAAGCATTGTTCAGTGGCAAAACTGCCGCTGCAATGTACGCTGCAAACCAAGTGCAGGTAGGTGTTAAATCATCTGCTGCCTTGAACATTATCGCTTCAACTGTATTCTTTCAAGCCGATGGCTGTGGATACAATCCAAGTGGTACAACCACCTTTACTCAGCGTAACATCACCGTTGGTGCTGTGAAAGTTGAAGAAACTCTTTGCCCTAAAACTTTGGAAGCAAAGTGGATGCAAACACAAATTATGCCTGGTTCACCAACAATGATTCCTTTCGAGGAGCAGATTGGAAATGAGAAGGTAGCCGTGATTGCACAAACTTTGGAAACTGCTCTTTGGCAGGGTGATACTGCAAGTGGTAATCCTAACTTGAGCCGTTTTGATGGTTTGAGCAAAATCATCGCTGCTGCATCTCCAACATTGGCAAATGCTGCCCCAACAACTTTCACAACTGTAACTTCTGCAAACATCGATGACATCTTAGATCAAATCTACGCAAACATCCCTGCTGCCGTTGCAACCAAAACTGACTTAGTTTGTTTCTTGGGTGTTGATGCTTACAAGTTGATGTTGGTTAATTTGAAGAACGCCAATTTGTTTCACTATGTAGCCGATGCTGCAACTGAAATGGAAATGGTTTATCCTGGAACCAATATGAAGTTGATCGCCGTTGGTGGTTTGAACGGAACAAACAAATTGTTCGCTGGTTCATTGTCTAACTTCTTCTTAGGAACTGACCTTGCAAACGAAGAGGAAATCGCAAAACTTTGGTACTCTGAAGATTCAGACGAAGTGCGTTTCCGTTTAACTTTCAAGTATGGTGTGCAAGTTGCATTCCCATCTGAAGTTGTTTATTTCACCCTTTAATCTAAAAAATTAATATGGCTTGTCTGCTGACTTCCGGATTTACACTTGATTGCAAGGAAGCAATCGGTGGAATTAAAAGCATCCATCTAATTAGTTGGACTGCTTCAAAGTTTACCGTTGTTAGTGGTGTTGTAACCGCAACAACTGTTGTAAGCGGTGATGTGTACACTTACGAGCTACCGAAAGCAACCGGATCATTGACAAACACCACAAATGTTTCGATTGAGAACGGCACATCTTTCAACCAAGCTGACATCGCGTTCAAACTTCGCAGATTGTCAACCACCAAACGCAACGAGATGAAACTCCTTGCACAAGGTCGTTGCTATGCAATCGTGAAAACGAATAACGATGAGTATTGGTTGGCTGGTAAGGACTTGGGTTGTGATGTGACTGCTATGGTCAGCAACACGGGTACTGCGATGGGTGACTCTACTGGATATGAGGTGACTCTATCCGCCATTGAAGCTGAAGCACCATTCTTGGTACAAGCATCAGTGATCACAACATTGGGCATTTAATTCTGCTTGATTCATAGAGAGAGAGGGTGGGCATTTGCTCACCCTTTTTTGTTACATAAAAGACAAGTCGCTATTTTATTAAGATGTTGGTAATTGACAAAGCGGAATCGAAGAATTGGTATGTAACTCTGACCGAGAAAGTCACGATTGCAAACCCTTATTTCTTGTTTGCATTCACCCATCGTGTTACTAATGAATTGACAACGGTCATCTTGACTGACATTTCAACTCAAACGGAGAGATACAACAAATTTGCAGTCATTGAGGGTACAACATTTGACCTTGATGCTGGTGAATTTGAGTATGTCATCTACGCACAAACATCACCAAGCAACTTGTCACCATCGTTGGCAGACGAAGAAGTTGAAAGCGGTGTATTGAAAGTTGAATTTGATGTCACTCGCACATCATACGAAGTCACTCTCAACGAGAAAATCTATGAGATTGAACAACCCACACAAATACTATTTATGTTGCTTGAGAACGGGGATTTTGTCCTCCTTGAAAGCGGTGATAAAATACTACTATAATGGCAGATCAAAAGATATCCCAATTAACCACTATCGTCACCGTTGATACGGCAGCGGATTTGTTTCCAATCGTTGATACATCAGCAGCCGAAACAAAGAAGATCACACCAACTGCGTTGAAAACGGCATTGTCGTTGAACAATGTTGACAACACAAGTGATGCAAACAAGCCAGTAAGCACGGCAACGCAAACGGCATTGGATGCGAAACAAGCAACACTTGTATCAGGAACAAATATCAAGACCATCAATTCAACTTCCATTTTGGGAAGTGGCAACATTGCCATAAGTTCGGCAGTTGCTTGGGGTGGAATTACAGGCACTTTGTCAACTCAAACCGATTTGCAAACTGCATTGGATTTGAAGGTTGACGAAAACGCTGCAATCACTGGAGCGACTAAAACAAAAATCACCTACGATGCGAAAGGTTTGGTAACTGCTGGAGCGGACTTGGCAGCAGGTGATTTGCCTACTGGTATAGATGCTGCAAAAATTAGCACGGGATTAATCAGCAATGCTGAGTTTGATTATTTGAATGGCTTGACGGACAATATCCAAACACAGTTCACAGGTAAGCAAGATGTTTTGGTATCTGCAACAAACATCAAAACGATTGAAGGACAATCTTTGCTTGGTAGTGGAAACATTGATTTGGCAAAAGGTGATGTCGGTTTGGGCAATGTTGACAATACTTCAGATGCAAACAAACCCGTAAGCACTGCAACACAAACTGCCTTAGATGCCAAGACAAACAAACTGATTGTAACCAACCGCCAAACGGCATCCTATACCTTAGTGTTAGGTGATGCGGATAAATTGGTAGAGGTAAACAACGCCAGTGCAAACAACTTGACAATCCCTTTGAATAGTTCGGTAGCATTTGCCACAGGTACTCAGATACTTTTGGCTCAATACGGAGCAGGACAAACGACCATCGTTGCAACAAGTGGCGTAACCATACGAAGCAACGGGGCAAAGTTGAAATTGAACGCTCAATATAGCGGTGCAACTTTGATTAAGATTGATACTAATGAGTGGTATTTATTTGGAGATATAGCATCGTAATATGATACTTTCAACACACGGGATAGTTGGTTCACAAATCCAATCCTATGCATTCTTGTTAGATACTTACACAAGTGCTGCCGCTGCATATTCATTGCGTAAATTGCGAAGTGCGTACACGGGTAGTGCAATTCGTGTTCGTAGGTCAAGTGACAACACAGAGCAAGATGTAGGATTCAGTTCTGCTTTTGGATTGGACACATCCTCACTTACTTCTTTTTGTGGTAGCGGTAATGGATTTGTAACTACTTGGTACGATCAAAGTGGAAATGCAAAAAATGCCACTCAATCAACGGCAGCAAATCAGCCGCAAATTGTAAGTAGTGGTAGTTTAATAAATGTAAATAGTAAACCAGCGGCACAATTTACTAAAGCAAATAATCATAATTTAATTAACACAACACTTGTCACGAGTTCGGCAATGACATATAGTTGGGTTGGGGCAATGACTGTTCCAACATCAAATTGGAGTTATGCTTTTGAAATTGGAACATTTGGTGTAACGGGTGGATATTTAATGACTCCTTACGCAAATGCAAGTATATTTGATTATGTTGCCGGTGATTTAATAAATTTTGGTAACGGATATAATACTGGTTCAGCACCACGATTTATTAGTAATGGGGTTCAAACAGTAAGCAACACGCAAACTTTATTTAATGGTGTTTTATCTTCTACCAATGCAAAAGGTTATAAAAATAATTCTGCTATAACATCAAGAGTTGCCACAACATCAACAGTGCCATCAGGAACGGGCTTAAAAATTGGTACAAATTTTTTTAATGAAGCATTCCCTGGAACTATGCAAGAGATTATTTTTTGGGGAAGTGACCAAAATTCAAACATAAGTGGAATTAACTCAAACACGAATACTTACTATGCAATCTATTAACGGATATCAATACAACACCGAACAAGAAGCAATCAACGCCCGTGAGTTGTGCGATGCTTATTATGGCATCCCCGTTGCACCTGACGATGTCACACAGAATTGGGTTGACTATCAGTTTGCAGAATTAAACGATCCGCAATTTTGGTACATTGTTTTTGATGAATCACTTTCCGCCATACTTGGGACACCAAGTCAATTTGAAGTTGTAACCCCACCTTTCCCCTCATAAATGAAACACTTTGACAATGATACAACGGCAGCCATTGCAACGGCTATCTCAGGCAGTTCGGCAGTTCTGCATTTTGCGAATACTTGGCAACCTGTGTTTGCACTTCTTTTGGCTCTCGTTGGTATTGTTTCGGGGTTGTTTGCGATTCGTTACTACGCAAAGAAAATTGATGCGATAGATGGCAAAGGCAACTAACACCAGCACATTCAGAGCGAAGCCAAAGAATAAGCTCCGTAGACATACCAAGCACATCAACAAACACAAATCGTGCAAACCAAAAAGAGGACAAGGA